AACCGAAAAACGTAAAATATATGAGTTTTACAAAGAGTTTATTCCTAAAAATAGTAAGTGGAGTAAATATGTAAAATCTAAAACTAAAAAGGTTAACTCCGATTTACTATTAGAACTATCCTCATATTATCAGTGCTCACAAAAAGAAGCAACAGAATATCGATCTTTGTTGGCCAAGCCAGATATTGTTCGTATATTGACGATGCGTGGAAATGATGATAAAACCATTAAAAAGTTATTAAAATGAATGCACAACTATACAAAATGCTTAAAACAGAGGCTGAAGCAGAAAGACAAAAAGCCCTATTATCACTTGACTTACTAGGAAATCATGCCGTTGGTATTGGTGATCATAGTACTGAAGATTTTTACAAAAACGCAACAGAAGCATTAGTAATGTTAGTTGATGCTGATGATAAAATATCTGCTTTAGATAAGTATTTCAAACCTCATAAAAACCTATTATAATGGGTGATTCAGTTAAAAAATATAAAGAGGGTTTAGGACGTAGTTTATATCCAGGTGATATTAATATTACAGATACCACAAATGCACTCTACCCAGATACCACTTTCACTCCAAAAACAGACAAGTATGTTCAAAGAGTTAAAGATAACTTCGAACAACGTTCAAAAACAGGTATCGAAAAATATGGTACAACATTAGAGCGTAAGGATGTTGATTTGTTAGGTTGGTTACAACACCTACAAGAAGAACTTATGGATGCAACGTTATATATAGAAAGATTAAAAGATGAAACTACCAAAAATAGTTAGAGATTTACAAAACGTAACAATACCAGAGATAAACTATGGTTTTCAAAAAAACATATCATACTCTCAAATGTCTATGTATAGAAAGTGTCCTCATCAATGGGCTACACAATACAAAGAAGGTAATAAACGTTATTCCCCCTCTATCCATTTAGTTTTTGGTACTTCAATGCACGAGGCTATCCAACATTATTTAGATGTAATGTATGACAAGTCAGTAGCAGCAGCAGATCGTATTGATTTAGACGAATATTTTAATGAAGTTTATATTAGGGAGTATAAAAAATCCCTTAAAACCAACAATAACGAACATTTCTCATCACCTGCTGAGATGAGAGAGTTTTATGATGATGGAATCACTATTTTAGACTATTTTAAATCTAAACGTGGTGCTTATTTCTCAAAACGTAAAACACATTTAGTAGGTTGTGAGTTACCTATTTTAATGCCCCCTAACCCAGCATTCCCTAATACGCTGTATATGGGATCTTTAGACGTAGTATTATATAATGAAAATACAGACAGGTTTACTATTATTGATCTTAAGACTTCAACTAGAGGTTGGAAAGATAAAGACAAAAAGGATGAAGAAAAACAATATCAACTATTGTTATATAAAGAGTTTTTCTCCAAACAGTATAACATCCCAATCGAAAATATTGAGATTGAGTTCTTAATATTAAAACGTAAGTTGTACGAAAATCTAGACTTCGCTCAAAAACGAATCCAATCGTTTAAACCAGCAGCAGGTAAAATAAAACTATCAAGATCCCATAAAGCAATCAACGAGTTTATTAACGAATGTTTTACTACAACAGGTGATTATAAAGAACGATCATTTGATAAAAACCCATCAAAATGGAACTGTGGTTTTTGTCCTTTCAAAGACGATGCGGAACTTTGCGGTGCTGGAGCATTTTTATAGTTTTTGGACGTATTTATATACGTTATAAAAAAAATATTTATATATCTAAAAAACAATATTATGAGTGCAAACAATGACAAAAAACTAACTAGTGTAAAGATAGATCCCCAACTATGGGATTTATTTAAAATCGAATGTATTAAACGTAAGTTTTCATTCCAAAAACTATCTGAACGTGCAATCGATTTGTATATGAAAGATGAAGATTTTAGAAGAAAAGTTACAAACCATAGTGTATAAGCACAAAAGAGTTATTATATTACAACAAACAAAAGTTTATGACAAGCAGTTTCAAACACATCCCTAAGGGGCAACGTAAAAAGATTCTATTAATCTGTGATGATATTAGAGTTCATAGTGGTGTTGCTACCGTAGCAAAAGAAATAGTGATGGGTACCGCCCACCACTTTAACTGGGTTAACTTAGCAGGTGCCATTAAACACCCAGAAAAGGGTAAACGATTAGATTTATCCGATTCCATCAACAAAGAAATAGGTATTGACGATAGTTACGTTCATTGCGTTCCAGTAGATGGTTATGGTGACCCAACTCTATTAAGAGAAATACTAAAGCAGGAAAAACCAGATGCTGTAATGTTAATTACTGATCCACGTTATTTTGAATATGTATTTAGAATGGAAAACGAAATCCGTAAACAATGTCCTATTACATACCTTAATATTTGGGATGATTACCCCGCACCTATGTTTAACAGACCGTTTTATGAGGCTTGTGATTTATTGATGGGTATATCTAAACAAACAGTTAATATTAATAAACTAGTATTAGAGGAATCAGCAGAAAATAAAATACTACGATATGTACCTCATGGTTTAAATACAAAACTATTCCATCCAGTAGATAAAGCAGATAAAAAGTTAGTTGAGTTTAAGAAAAATATCTTAAAGGGACGTCAATCTGATTTTACTTTATTCTTTAACTCACGTAATATTAGACGTAAACAAATACCTGATGCACTACTTGCTTTTAGAGTATTTTTAGATGGTTTACCTAAAGATAAAGCAGAAAAGTGTCACTTTATTCTACATACCGAACCACGTTCTGAACATGGTACAGATTTAGAAGCAGTTGTTGAACACTTATTTGGTAAAGATTATCCTAATAACATTACATTTTCAACAACCAAATACCCACAAGATCAGTTAAACCTACTTTATAACTGTGCTGATGCTCAAATATTATTAACATCAAACGAAGGTTGGGGTTTAACACTAACTGAATCACTATTAGTTGGTAATCCTATTATAGCAAACGTAACAGGTGGTATGCAAGATCAAATGAGATTTGCTGATGGGTTTGATAGATGGATTGATTTCGATGCTGATTTCCCATCTAATCATAGAGGTACTTATAAGAAACATGGTGAATGGGCATTTCCAGTATACCCAACATCAAGATCAGCACAAGGTTCTATACCAACACCTTACATATTCGATGATAGGTGTGCGTTTGAAGATGCAGCAGAACAGATTAGAGCTGTATATGATTTAGGTCCAACAGAACGTAAAGCAAAAGGATTAAAAGGAATGGAGTGGGCGTTGAGTGATGAAGCAGGGTTTACAACTGAACATCAAGCAGAACGTGTTATGGAAGCATTTAATACACTATTCGATACTTGGGAAGGTAGAGAAACGTTTGATATAACTAACGCAACAGAGTTTACAGGAAGACATTTAAACCACAAACTAATATATTAAGTTATGAGTAAAAGATTAACATATGTAATCAGTTCACCACACGATACCTACTCAGGTTATGGTGCTAGATCAAGAGATTATATCAAATCCGTTATCGATTTAGACAAATATGACGTTAAACTGATGTCACAAAGATGGGGTGAAACGGCTTGGGGTTTTTGTGATAACGAACCAGAATGGGCGTTTTTAAAAGACCACCTACTACCTGATAATAAACTACAAGGTAAACCAGATATTTGGAGTCAAATAACTATACCAAACGAGTTCCAACCAGTAGGTAAATATAATATTGGTGTAACAGCAGGTATTGAAACTACGGTTTGTGCTGGTGACTGGATTGAGGGTATGAATAGGATGGATATGAACTTAGTATCATCTCAACACTCAAAGAAGGTATTCGAAGTAACTCAGTTTGAGAAAAAAGATAAAGAAAAAACTGTAGGTCATATTAAACTAGAAAAACCTATTGAGGTTTTATTTGAAGGTTTAAACTTAGATACCTATAAGAAACTATCTCCTAAAGAAGTAAGTTTAGATTTATCACAAATCAAAGAATCGTTTTGTTATCTATTTGTAGGTCACTGGATGCAAGGTAGTTATGGCCACGATCGTAAAAACGTAGGTTTATTAGTTAAATCGTTTTTAGAAACGTTCAAAAACCAAAAGAACAAACCCGCACTTATTCTCAAAGCATCAGTTGGGTCAAGTTCATATGTATCTAGAGAGGAGTTATTAAAACGAATCAAAGCACTTAAAAAAACAGTAAACTCAGAAAATCTACCTAACATATATGTTATGAACGGTGATTTAAGTGATGGAGAAATAAACGAACTATATAACCACCCCAAAGTAAAAGCAATGATTAGTTTAACTAAAGGTGAAGGGTTTGGTAGACCACTATTAGAGTTTTCAGCAATAGGTAAACCTATTATAGCATCAGGTTGGTCAGGTCCAGTTGATTTTTTACATCCTGAAAAGACATTTCTACTAGGTGGTGAGTTAGAACAAGTACATGAATCTGCTGCTAATAAGTGGATATTAAAAGAATCTCAATGGTTCAAACCAGATCATAGTATTATAGGTAGTATTTTAAAAGATATGTATAAAAACTATAAAAACTATGTGGTAAGGGGAAAACAACAAGGTCATTATAGTAGAACAAACTTTACGTTTAGTAAGATGACTGAACTATTAGGAACTTATTTAGAAAAATATGTAAACGTACCTGCAGAAGTAGAGTTACAGTTACCAACCTTAGAAAAAATAGATTAATATGAAGTTTGACGATTTAATAGTATGTTCACGTTGTGGAAGTGACGCATCATACCAACAAAAAGTAACAGACCAAGTAACAATAGAACTATGTTATGGTTGTGGGTTCCAATCTAATAGTGTTATGACATCAGGATCACAATTCCTTGAAGAACAACTACCACTATTGCCTGATTTATACAAATCCCTAATACAAGAGGAGGAAGATGGTAAACTATGGATGCCTACTCATATTCATGTAGAGGGTACAGGTTCTATATTTGCTGATGGTGTAAGTAGTGATGATTGGGCATGGGCAGGTGTGTTAGCAAAAGAAGTAGACGAATCCGAAAAGGAACTACTAAAGGGCGCAACACATAAGTCAGATATGAAAACTATTAAACACTTTCCAGCAGAGCGTGGATTTATCGATGCTCTTACGTATATTGGTGTATTACCAAATAACTAATAAAAAACATAACTATGTCAATAGATAAGTTAATAGAATTGTCTAGAAAAATAATAAATCTTACTGATAAACACTCTAGTGATTTTTCTCTAGGAGTAAAGGTTAGAGAAGAAGTATATAACTATAATAAAAAAGTAAAAGGAAATGGATAAACTACCACAGATAACTTTTTGCATACCAAGCAAAAGTAACTTGAGATACTT